ATATTACATCTTTTAAGAATATCCCGCGCTGTTCCAGCCTTTTAGCTGCATGGAGTGTAATACGAATGTTTTTAGGTATACATAGTTTACGCAATTCCAATATATCTAATGCCATATCATTCCTCCCATTTTGAATCATCATTCATAATATTCAGATCATGCTGAACACATTCGGGTGTTTGCTCAACGTCTGTTCGGGCATGAGCTGCAAGAAGATCTTCTTCCATCTGCTGGGTGGAGAGAAGGTTCTTTGAATAAGTGAGTACCTTTCTTTGATTATGTGTAGATAACTGCTCACATATTTCAAGGATTTCCTTACATTCTACAGATTTGGAAACTGACTGATCTGTTTCTATATTATTTGAAGTTCTTTCCATGGGAACATCAAAACCCATAAGCCAGGCTTCGTTTACATTTAATGCTGCGGCAAGAGCATCTATATTATTCTGGCGAGGCTTATACTTCCCTGATATATAGGAACTAAGTTGTCCCTTATCAATATTGGCTCTAGCTGCTAACTGGGTTTGAGTAATTTCACGAATTTCCAAACCTTGTTTTATTCTTTCTTTTATATCAACCTTGTTCAAAGCAAATCCTCCTTAAAGATTTCTTTAATAGAATTATAAAGCAGAGTTGAGAAAATATCAATGATTATTTATGAAAATTGAGAAAAACTTAAAAAATACCATTGACATATTTATGAGACAATGATATCATACAAATAGTTGAGAAAAACTCAACTGTAGGAGGTGAAAGAAAATGCCTTACGATTACAGAAAATTACGTGGGCGCATAAGAGAAAAATTTGGCACGCAAGCTGAATTTTCAAGGAATATTGGATTATCAGAAGTATCTGTCAGCAATAAATTAAATAATGTAGTGGATTGGGGACAGGATGAAATGGAAAGTGCGATAGTTGCATTAGAAATTCCTTTTTCCGATATTCATCTTATTTTTTACTCATTTAGTTGAGAAAAACTCAACAGAATAATTTGGATATCCAGAAAGAGGTGAGAGAAGGACACCAACCATTAATACAGTTATAAAAAAAAGAAGCATCGAAGACTTTGAAATATTTCCTTCAAAGTACATTGAAAAGGTGATGGCAGAAAATGCTCTTTTGGAAAGAGCTGTCAATTTGATTCTTCAGAATGAAAAGACAGAAAAAACTCTTGTTGAAAAAATTCTGGAGAGTGCTGGAACTGAATGCTTCACAAAATTTGACGATGGTACATATGCATGGAAAGGATTATGAAAGCGAGTGTGCCGCAAACACACTCGCCCCAAATCAAAGCGTTGCTTCCTGATATAAAGAACAACCACGCTTGCCATCGCAATACGGACAATCGTTCTTAAAAGAACAGTCAAAATTTTTTCGTTTGTATCCAGAAGCCAAAGATTTTGAAACTGGTACTTTGAAAAACTCTATCAAAATAGTTCTGTTCTCGCAGGAATACGGACAATATCCGGTATGTGACGCGATAATAGTATTAAACCTTTCACGTTCCTCCTTTCTGTAAAGTCAGGCACTACAATGCCTGTAATATCAGAATAGGAGAAAAACAAACAAAAGTCAATGATTGGATATCTAGAAAGAAAAGAGGTGAGAGAAGTGTCAAGTAATCCAGTTATGGAAGCAGCATGGTTTCCAAAGTGGGAAAAACAAACCGAACCAGAATATAAAGATACATTATCGGACGCAATGTTCTTTGAACCTGAGTGGACAAAGAAAATAAAACAATGCGAAGCATTTCTTGATTTTATTAAAGAAATGGAAGGGAAGGACCTGGCTCCTTATCTTTCAGGCGTCTCTATATCGGTAGGAGATGCAGAGACACCTGCTTTGACTGTTAAGTTAGAGATTCCGCTGCAGACTCGCCTTTTGAAGTCAGATCATACTCATACTTCAAAGAAAGCGTAGAATCGAAAAAGTTATCAGAAATAGGCTTAATATAACCTTCGCCGGCTAATGAACGGAGAGCATTGATATACACGGCTAATTCAGAACTTTTCATCAAAAATGCGTTTCTGTGCGTGCCGTTTTCGGCGAGGTTTTTATAAGCCGATTTCAAGATATCTTTTTCATTTTTGGAAAAACGATACATGATACGATTTTCCTCCTTTCTGTATGTACTCGGGTATGCCAGTACCCTGTAATACAAGAATAGGAGAGAAACAAAGAGAAGTCAACAAAGGCCGTTCGACAAACTGCTTAAATTTTTATAAACGGTAACCCATACATATCATTTCCCATACCATAAAGAAGAGGTGAGGAAGATGTCAGAATTAAAACTGGTAACAAGAAATATCCGTATTAATGGAATTCAGCATAAAGCCAGTGATATGTCAGAAGAAGAAATCAAATGTCTGCTCATCCAGAGACAGGATGAACTTCTTCTGAATATGAACTACGAAAGAAAAGCCGCCGGTTAAGGCGGAGAAAGAAGGACAAGCATTATGAAACAGTACATAATCATAGCCCTCTGCATCCTTGCAGGGAAATATGTGGACATCCCAGTCTGGTTTAACATCCTCTTTGGAGTATCCGCATACTGGGCGGTAGATCAGTTCAGGAGAGTTCAGGAGGAAGAAACATGTTCAGAGACAAAATAAGAGAGATTCTGGAACTTGTACTCAAAGCTGAAGAAAAGAATATTTATGTGGCATACAACTATGACACAAACACAAAAACATTAACGATCATAACAAAAACAAAGGTATTTGCTTTTAAAGACAATGAGTATATAGAAGAATGGTCGGAAGAATGCATTCAGTATCTCAAAAGTCTGATTGGGGAGAGAACAGAATAACTGAAGAAGAAAGAATGAGGGAAGTAGAACGGATTTCCAGAAGAACCAAAGAATCGGTAAAAATTCCTTCGGATCAGCAGCGAACCATCCGAATTGTCAGGTTCAGAAACAAGACACTTGCAAGTTACGTAGGAACTATGGAAGAAGCACTCCGGAGAGCAAAAGAAATGGAGAGCCTCTACGGACCGATCGAACACATAGAATAAAAAAGACTCATGTAACGCAAATACATGAGCCAGGGTGACTTTTTGCCACTTGGATATCAAACCTATAAAAAATATAACATCCAGGTGGCGAAAAGTCAAGATTTAAGCAGGAGAAAACCTGCTATATTTTTAACCTTTTTCAGGGGACAGGGAAGTCCCTTCAGGGCTTGATTAAGGGTATTAAACTTACGACACCGGGGTGACATATGAAGTGTGGATACATAAGAGATACATGGGATTGTGGGGAAACCTTAGAGGTAGAGGAAAAGCATACAGGAAGATATGGTGCAAGGGGTCAGAAGAGGGAGCCGAAGAAGGAACCCACCCCGGAAGATATCATAAGGCAGAATCAGTGGAAGAGGGTGAGAGAACTCAGGAGACTGGTAAAGCGGAACTTCACAACCGGAGACAGCTGGATCACACTCACCTATCAGAAAGACAAGAGGGTAAGCTGGGAAGAGATGATAAAGCATATGCAGAAATTCATAAGACAGCTTCAGACCAGATACCGGAAATACGGTTGGATCTTAAAGTATATCTGGAGACCACAGATAGGAAAGAGGGGTGCGATCCACATCCATATCCTCTTAAATGCCGAATCAAATACAGAGACCCGGACAGAAAAGATTGCAGGGAACTCTGGACACATGGGAATCCGAACATGAAAGTTGTATACGACCTGAAGAACGGAGATCTGGCAGAGTACATAGCAACACCCTTACAGGAATGGGAACCGGAAAAAGCAAAAGCATATCATCCGTCCAGAAACCTGATCCGCAAAGAACCGTCCAGAAAAGAAATAAAAAGACGTTCCCTGATAGACAAAGATGGAGTAGTCAGAGAACCCAAAGCCCCCAAAGGTTACTATGTGGATCCGGATTCCATCAAAAAAGGGATCAATCCTGTGACAGGATACGCATACCGCCATTACACACTTGTAAAGATAGACAGGAGGATTTGAAGATGGACCAGAAAATGGCAAGAGTAGATATTTCCCTTATCGTCAGTGATAAAAGCGCAAGGATAAAGAAAGGCAGGTGCGTATACATCATTGCCAGCCAGGATTTCCCCAAAGGTCCGGGGAATCCGATCAGCGGCAGAGAAGAAGCAGAAGATACCACACCACACCGCCTTGTCATGCTGGGCCTGATCGCTGCCTTGAAAAGAATACGCAGACCGTCCCTGATCACAATCCATACAACCTGCCAATATCTTGCAAATGGTCATAAGAACCTTAACGTATGGAAGACAAACGGATGGAAAAGAAGCGGGGACCGGGAATTAAAAAATGCAGACCTCTGGCAGGAGATAGATAAACAGCTCAGCGGTCATGCAGTAAGATTCCAGACGGAATTTTAACACAAGGAGAGGAGAACACAATGTTTGATAAATTTGGAGAAATGAATTCATACACAGAGATCAATGAACTGGCAGCCAATCTTCTGCAGGAAGGAGATTTGGACAGCTTAAAAGAACTGGCAAAGGAAAACGGCATTCCGGATGATTATGTAGAGATGTATCTGGAAGAAGCCATCCCATCCCTCTGCGATTCCACATCTGCAGCTATTGGTAAGATCGATGTGGAATGCATGAAATTAAAACCTAAGGAACTGATGCTGGACTGGGTAGAGTACATCAAGGGACTCTGTATGGAGAATGAGATGATCGCCCACCAGATCCGCAAGAAAGGAAAGACTCTGCAGGGATGCATGGCGGTTCTGTTGGAATATTCTTTTAAAAACCAGATCACGGTAGATAAAACGATTATAAAGGCAGCAGGAGTCAGCGCCGGCAAGGTGACATTTGGAGTTCCGGGCATGGCAAAAGCCAAGGAACTGATCCGGGATTACTACATGGGAGGGACAAAGGCATGAAGCGGACAAAATTATTACGCTGCATCCCATGCACAGTCCCAAAAGTAAAAGATTCCGACAGTGTGATTGCGGCAAGCCAGCTTATTGAAGTGGACGGAGAGTGGGCAGTAGAGATCAGCCTGTTCGTTAAAGGAGAACTGAAAGCCCGGTATTTTGCAGATAAAAAGAACCACAGTACATGGGTAAATGAAACATGGACAACCTGCGGGCTCAAAAATGTACTTAGACTTTGCATGGGCCAGCCGGTTTTGAAAAACGACTTTTACCACAGCACCCCGGATATGGAGTGGGCTACACAGGAAGACAGAGACAGGGTATATGACTTTCTGGATACCTACAGCATCGACAGCTATGAGACTACAGTGAATGAAACAAAAAGAGACATGGCATACATCCGGAAGCAGGAAAGAATCAATGAAATGATGGCAGAAGTCCCCTGTGTGCCGGAGGAAGCAGAGAGGTGGGTAGAAGATAAACTATTTCCGGGAAACATCCTGTTTTTTAAGAAAGAAGAGAAACGGACTGTATTCAGCTGTACCGCCTGCGGTTATGCCGGCTGGAGAAAGAGTGGATGGAAGCATGGAGAAAAAACCATATGCCCGAAATGCAAGGCGCCGGTAACGACAAACAGCAGACAGGAGGAAAAGACAGCCAAAGCCATGGTAACCATCCTGCAGCAATATGGCAAAAAGTGGGTGGAGCGTCAGTTCCAGGCAGTCTGCAGATGGACAGCAGGGAAGAAAGACATAGAACTGTTCGAGAAGATCAGGGCCATCATGCCACTAAAGGAAACCTGGGGGAAAGTGTGGTACGGCACAATTCCGGAAGCAGATGAGTTCGCACAGGAGTTCTGGGATAAACCACATGGAAAGAGATTCGTTCCGTCATACCTGTATCCCGGAAATCTTCCGGAAGTGTTAAAAGCCGGAGGACTGGAACACAGCGGAATGGATATCCTTGCAAATGCAGGCATGAAATTCAACGTAAACATCTATATCATATCCTTCCACAACCACCCTTATCTGGAATATCTGACAAAAGCCGGTCTGACAAGACTGGCAGCAGATATCGTAAATGGTCACTGGGTAGAGATCAACAGAAACGGAAGGAATCTCAAGGAAGCACTAATGCTGGACGGAAACCACTTAAACAGGCTGAAAACGATAAACGGTGGAGCCGCCATTCTGGGATGGCTCAGGTACGAACAGGACAATGACATCCGGATTACACAGGAAAGCTTGGAATGGATTGCCGGAAAGAATTTAAAAATAAGTGACTGCCAGGATATCCTTAATGAACTTGAAAGCGTAAACCGGATGGTCAACTATCTGAAGAAACAGAAAATAGCTCCAAGTAAATTCACGATCATATGGAGAGACTACCTGCGTATGGCAAGAGAAGAGGGATACGATACCACTGACGACATTGTGAGATTTCCAAAGGATTTAAAGGCTAGGCACGATCAGCTGGTAGAAGTGAGAAATCAGAGAAAGGATGATAAACGGCTGGAAGGATATAAGAAACTGGATGACCGGATAAAAGAAAGGCTTCCGGACATGAAAGATTACTTCTGGGAAGACAGGGAATACATGATCATACCGGCAGGAACATGTAAAGAACTGATGGACGAAGGAAGAACCCTTCACCATTGCGTGGGAAGCAGTGACACCTACATGAGAAAGATGGCAGATGGCGTCAGTTGGATCCTGTTCCTGCGAAAAAAATCAGAACTGAAAAAGCCCTACTACACCATAGAGATCAGCCTGAAGGACGACCATATCATCCAGTTCTATTCAAAATATGACCGACAGCCGGATAAAGAGACCATCAATGATGTCCTGAAACGGTATAAACGGAGCATCCGAAAAAAGAAGATAAAGATTCAGGTACCGGCAGCAGGCATAGCATAAGGAGGACACTATGGAATATATGCAGTTAAGTATGGATGACTATATCCAGAGCAAGAATGAGATCAAACAGGAACTGGGAGGGATCGTAAAAAGCTTCGTGCGGATCGGATGGCAGCTGACCCGCATAGATAAGTCAGGAGCCTATAAACACGATGGATACAACACCATTGCAGAATTTGCCAGAACAGAATATGGCATGAATCCATCAGGAGTCAGCCGCTTCATGAAAGTATATGAGAAATATTCCGTTCCGGGAGATACACCGGAGCTTAAAGAACAGTACAGGGAATTCAAATTCAATAACCTGGTAGAAATGCTCCAGCTTCCGGAAGAAGACCAACAGATCTTTCATCCGGAGGATAAAAGAGAGGACATCCGCGAATTAAAAGACTTCAACAAGGAAAATGAAAGTAATCCGATGAATCTCTTAGATTGGAAATCTGCACAGAGTACAGAGGACAAGCTCCACGCCACGATCCAGGAATTCTTCCGGGAAAAGACAGGAATCCTCAATGCCCTGTACAGCAGTGAGGCATACCAGTCCGGAAACATCAAGGAAATGGCACAGATAGTCAACCCTGGTGACAGCATGAGTTATCGAAAAGGAACGGTCTTCTTAATGTTCCATCAGGAAGATATCACAGTCAAGATATTCAATGGAGAGATGAGGAATATCTCCTGGGACCAGTTTTTTACATATACACAGGAGATATTTGTGGAAGCGGCAGCAGGAGCGAAAACATATGAGAATTATTTCGGGATCCCAGAGGAAACTCACGACCCAACACCAAAAGAGATTCCGAAACCTACGCCAAAACCTGTATCAAATCCGATACCCAAACATGATGTTCACCCTGAACCGGAAATTGCGCCGGCGCAACAGCCAGAATCGGTGGAGAATGTGGAAAAAACTGTGGATAACCATGAAGAAGGTCAAAAAACAGCAGTTACAGAAAAAGAGGACTCCGTATCAGGAAAGCCTAAAGTAGATGTCTATTCTGAAACGCCAGAATCTCAGCCGGAAAACATAGAAAAAAGTCAAGAAACAGCACTTCCAGAGCCGGAACCACAGATTCCAGGTCAGGACAGCATTGAAAACCATCCGGAATATATGCCAGAACCGGAAGAACAGCCAGAAAGCAACCTGAAACCAGAATTGCAGGAAGACCATCTCGGTGAGGCCAACGAAATGGTGCCGGAAGAACTGGAAATTGCGCCGGCGCAATCCAGATCAGAGCCACCTGCAGCAGAACCTACGACCAGAAAAGAGTATATAGATACGTTAACAGCTTATGGCACAGCTGAGTATATAGCGAGAGCTATGCGGCAGTTTGCAAATAAGACATACAACACACTTCTGGATCCGGTCTTCTGGAATGAATGGTTAAACGGAAAAGTAGACCATAACGGAAGACCTTGGGAAGATTAAGGGTGCCCTAAAATTCACATAGATACATCCTTCCTGTGTGAGCCTGTCAGATCACAGGAAGGAGAAAGGAGAAACAAAATGCAGAAGAAGGAAAGGACATTTAAAAACATGAGCAGGGAGGCACAGATATGCGAAACCTGTAAAGAGAATGATAATGGTTTCTGCGATCGCATTGGACGCATGGTAGAAGATGACGACTGGTGCGCAAAATGGAAAATCAAAGAAGTTCCGGAATGGAAAGCAAGGATGATGAATACATTTCTGGCCGGACACTGAGAGGAGGGCGGAAATGATCCCATTTTTATACGATGTAACAGATAGATCAGGCAATCTGGTGATAGGCAATGCAACATTTGCAGAAATAGTGGAAGGTTTAAACTGCTCAAAAGCACAGGCGAACAATGCAAGGACCTCCGGAGATTTAATCTTCAGGAAGTACGAAATGCACAGAGTTGATCGGAAATTAAGCAGAGTGAAGGATATCGCATTGCTTCAGGAATTTGATACCGTCCGTCTCCACTTGCTGGGATATAAGAAAGGCGACAGGAAATGAATAAAAGACAGAAAAAGAAACTATTCCGAAAAACCATGGGATGGAATCCTCCGGACTGTTTAATCTACACCAGCCTGGACTACCATGTTTTTATCGGCAAGCCCTGGGGAGGTCTGGCAGCCCTAAAGAAGCAGGAAGCCACCAGAACAGTAGAATACTTTAACCGGAATATTCAGAACAGGAATTATCTGCTCAGAGAAGCAAGGAGGTATACCAGATGAAACAGGGAGGATTATTATTTCCTAAAGAATCCACCAGAAAAAAACGGAAGAAGCACCACAAAAGCATCATAGACAGAGACATGAAGAATCAGTGCTTCATTTGCGGCAAAACAGGCTATACAGAACGCCATCACATCTATGGCAGCGCAAACCGCAAATACTCCGAGCAATATGGCTTAACCGTATATTTTTGCCCGGAATGTCATAGAACTTCAGATATAGCCGTACATAGAAACAAAGAAGTCCGAATTACTTTGCAGCGGATTGGTCAGAGAGCATTTGAAGAGAAATGTGGCAGCAGGGAACAATTCGTAAAGACGTTTGGAAAAAACTATCTGGAGGAAGAATAAATGAACATAGGAAAAGCAAGTGCAATATTTAAAGACATTCATAACGAAGAAACAGAAGTAGAAGACAAGATCACAGCAATTCAGGAAGTGATTGATATGCCTACACATAACAGCATCACAAAGAAGAGTATGCTGGAGGTACTTCACTGGCTGATTGAAGAATATATTTAAGGAGGACATATGAACATAGCACAAAGAGCAGAAATATGTAAACATAGTACAGGACACATCGGAGCTGTAGCAGTATACACCCGTCCCACCTGTCCGAACATGCATATCATCAAAGGTAAATGAACGAACTGCAAAGACTGTAGATTCTATGAGGAGAGGAAATGAACCTATATGAAATAAAAAACATGGAGACAGGACAGATTGTTGCATCTACAGTTTTGCTTAAAGAAGCTGCAAAACTACTGGACTGTCCTGCATATGCAATATCGAATGCGTATCATAGTAATTATGCTATTTACGGCAAATATAAAATAAATCAAGTAGATACAACACTGACCAAAAAAAGTCCGCTATGGGCCGAATGGGATTTGTGGAGAATCTGGTTTTTGAAATTATGCAGAAGGTAATATTTGATAAGGTATTACTAAGAGAATAGGAGATTTACATATAATTAAACAAACAAGTGAAGCTTAAATATGACTGTACTTAGATATTTATCAGGGCATGTAGCATGTACGAAAAAAGACAGGCCTTCAATAAAGAAGGCCTAAAAGAATTATTGAATACATATATTACCGAATAGATTACCAAGGTCAGTAACAAACATCACCTTTTTGTCTTCTTCGTAAGATTCTCCTGATTTGAGATTATTTAAAATTATGTGTTTATTGGTAACGTAGAAAGATGTATTAGTTGCCAATTGATAATTTTCTGAATGCGTATAATATGAATCGGATATATTGATTAAATTTAATCGCTCTAAATTATCGAATGAAACCATGAGCTGTTTATAAGGATAAGTTAATATCCAAGATACATTTCTGAAAATAGTATTAGTACCACCACCTACACTTTTGGGAGATCTAATCTTCATATCAATTAATGGGCGCAAATCAGCATTGAGAATAATCTTAAATGTAGCTGCGTCTAAAGGAGACATTTGCCTGATGATTTCAACAAAAGAAGGATGGACTGAATTTTTAGTATCTATACACATGGATTTTGCAAGTAAATTTGCGTATAGTTCTCTTAATTCATCACTATTCATTGAATACGAAATAGCCTGAAGCGCAGGCACAGCTACATAAGGCTCAGGAGATACAATTTTTTCAGGTTCTATATTCTCTAGTTTTTTAGCCAGCAATTTTTCTGTTTCAGCAACATTGTATTCTCTCTGAGCTATCCATTGGCGTAGAGGGGATAATGCGGCATTTATGGCACGAGGAATTAGCGCTAGAGTTTTTCCTGATTCTTGAGCTGCTGGTTTTAATGCATCATCATAAATATCAGGAACAGTTTCAACAGCTTTTCCAACACCGCCAGCAAGTTTATCAAATCCTTCTGACATAAAATCACAACCTTTCGTTTTTATTATATTTTATCAGAAAATTAAGAAATATCAATAAGGTAGAAAAGGAGTCAAAAATGAAATTTATTTTTAGTGTTATACGTAAAAAAAAGGGAAAAGTATTTACAAACGGAAACATTTTAGAAATGTTGACATTATTAACGATTATCTTTGAGTGGGTTTCTGAAAAAATAGCTGAGGATAAGGATATAACATTGAACGAGGCAATGGATATCGTATTGAAAGGTATAAAAGACGGGAGTAAAAAACTTTACTGATTAAAATGTGAGTACGGAATTAGAAACATAAAACTTGAAAAGGAATAGATGCTAAGAGATTTAAGGCGTTGCTGTTTACTCTGCCAAAAAGAGCTATAAAAAGAAGGAGGCCGGGAACTATCAAAAGCTCCCGGCTAAAAGTATGAAAAAGAAAAAGTTTTATTTGCAATTACTCTTTGCTCTGTACAAGTAATAATATATCCAGAAAATGTGAGCAATATGTGATACAGATTTGAAGAATTTGTGAAAGGGGAGCGATACCGATGGACAAGAATATCTTAAGTCAGTACATAGATGCCTGTGAGCTGATCAAAGAAACAGAAGAGGAAATCAAGAAGCTAAACAGAAAGAAAAAGACAGTGATACAGACAAATGTGTCCGGGAGCAACCCTGAGTTTCCTTATAACCCACAACATTTTAAAATCCAGGGAACAACATTTAACTATGCAGATGACAGCCAGCTTCGATATCAGAAGAAGATTTTGGAAGAAAGAAAATCCCAGGCAGAGCAGTTAAAGATAAACGTAGAAGGATGGCTAAACACAATCCCTCCCAGAATGCAGAGAATCATAAAGTACAAGGTCTTTGAAGAACTGACCTGGCAGCAGGTAGCTAGAAAGATGGGAAGAAGAGCAACTGAAGAAGGCGTTCGCAAAGAATTTAATAGATTTTTTGAAAAAAAGTAAAATTGTCCGTTTTGTCCGATATGTCCGATTTTAATATGTTATAGTATAAACTGAACTCAGTGGAAGATCATACAGAGTTCTCCTTCCCTTAGTTGTCTGCCAGTACCCACTTGGCAGACTACCAGAACATCTCGCCAGGTGGGAGCGAGCGTGAGCCATGGAGCCGCAGGTTCGAATCCTGATGTTCTGCTCCGGTTTAACACCGGACTCATATGGATTTTCCTTGACATAGGAGCCATCTGTTCTTTATGAGCAGGTGGCTCCTACGCTACGGACATTTAGCTCAGCTGGTCAGAGCATCCGGCTCATAACCGGACGGTCCTGAGTTCAAATCTCAGAATGTCCATAATTACCGCGGGATAAAGTAACGGAAACTTACAGGCCTCCTTAGCCTGGAATGGCGGTTCGAATCCGTCTCCCGCTATCAGAGAACAGGAGGGATGGCATGATATACAAACGATGTAGCAGATGCGGGGGTAGGGTACCAGCAGGGACTACATGCCTATGCAGAAAGAACAACATCAGAGAGTATGCAAAGCCAACCGGAATAAAGAAAGAATACCACACACAACGGTGGAAGAACCTGAGGCAGGTTGTGCTTGACAAATATGACGGGCTGGATATCTACATGATGTACAAGCATAACAGAATAGTGACAGCAGATACGGTACACCATATTGAATTATCGCAAGATAGACCTGACCTGTTCTATTCAGATTCAAACTTGATTCCAGTCTCAAGAGCTGGACACAAAGAGGTACATGCACGGTACGAAAGAGAGGGGAAGACAGTGGTGCAGGAAGAACTGAGAGACTTTCAGATGCGTTTTAAAACCACCGGGGGATAGAAAAAGTTTTGATTGGATTCTCCACGACCACGTATGCCCCTTTCTTTCTGCAAAATTCTAAAAACGAAAAAAAAGTTGGCAAATGAAAGGAGGGAGGTCAGAGGGCAAGACCGAGAGTACCGGTAGAATTGCAAACCGGACATTTAAAAGTTATTGACGGACAGAAGAAAAGAGATGCAGAAGACCAGGTAAAAACAGAGAAAAACCAGCTTAAACGACCTCCTTCTTGGCTGATCGATGATGTTGCTAAAAAAGAATGGCGAAGAGTTGTAAAAGAGTTAAGCAAGCTAAATATAGTCGGAAATCTGGACTTAAACAATATAGGAGGTTATTGCAATGCGTTCGCAAACTACGTAAAAGCAACAGAAATATTGAGTCAGCAGACGTATTATGTTGATCGAGAAACCAGAACGGGAGTAATTGTTGTAAAAAATCCTATGGTTGATATTCAGAAAGGGTATGCAGAAGAAATGAGACGCTTCGCCGCCTTATGTGGTCTGACAATTGATTCGAGATTGAAGGCAGGATCGGCGAAAGTAAATAAGCAGCAGGAAGAAATTGAGAACCGGTTCGGTGCTATATGATTCTTGATGAACTTAAACAATACGCTTGTGACTGCATATCTGGAAAGATTATCAGTGGAAGAAAACATATATGGGCATGTGAGAGATTACTGAGAGATATCGACCGAATCGGTCAACCGGATTTTCCATACGTCTGGGATGAAGACCAGGCGGAGAACATTGTAGAATGGTTTGCACTCTTACGACATAGTAAAGGAGTTCTGGCAAAGCAACCGATCATTCTAACACCATGGCAGAGATTTAGAATTTGCCAGCTGTACGGATGGGTTCATAAAAATACCGGATATCGACGTTTCAAGAAATATTTCACAGAAGTGGCCAGAAAGAATGCGAAATCTCAGGAAGAAGCAGGTATTGCACTCTATGAGGCAGCAGTTACATCAACCAAGAACGGAGAAGTATACGAGATTTATACCGCCGGCACAAAACGCGATCAGTCCAAAATTGTATTCGGGGAAGCCGGATTAATGCTTCAAGGATCACCTTTGAGGATGAAATTTAAGGTAACCAGGGACTGTATAAAACATCTGAAAAGCAATAGCACAATCAAACCATTATCAAAAGACGATGGAAAGTCCGGGGATGGTACAAACCCTGCACTTCTGGTTTTAGATGAGTATCATCAGCACAAAACCACGGAGTTCTATGATTTAGGAATAGGATCAAACACAAAAGAGCCACTCTTGATGATTATAACAACAGCTGGAATGGATTTAACTTATCCTTGCTATGTGACTGAGTATCAGTATTGTTCCAAGGTGTTGGATCCAAACACGGACGTGGAGAATGATGAATATCTGATCGACATTTGTGAGATGGATCCGGAAGATTATGAAGACATTTCAAATCTGGATAACGAAGAGACTTGGAAGAAAGCTAATCCGATTAGAATGACATATCCGGAAGGTGTCGATAAGATTCGCGGTGAATATAAGATTGCCAGAGAACAGCCGGAACATATGACGGCCTTCCTCACAAAATGTCTGGATGTCTGGGTGCAGGCGAAAGAGAATGGGTATATGGACATGTCGAAATGGAAAGCCTGCCAGGTGAATGAATTACCATTTGATATAACGGGGCATCCGGTGTATGTAGGTTTCGATATGTCTGCAAAGACAGATCTTACATCAGTGGCGTTTATGATTCCGTTTTTATCCGGGGAATATGATGCGAATAGAAAAGAAATAGTAAAGTATATTCTTTGGTCGCACAGTTTTATCCCGACAAGGGAGAAGCTTCAGGAACATATTATAAAAGACAAGGTTGCCTATGACGCGTGGGAACGTATGGGATTTCTGGAGGTAACAAACACTCCGATCGTAGATCAGGGAGCGGTTATGAGATATGTTCTTGAGACCTGCGAAAAAATGAAATTAAAAATACAATGCCTGTGCTTTGACCCTGCGAATGCGAGTAAATTAATGATGGATCTGTCAGATGAAGGATACGATGTCGAAGAAGTATTTCAGAGCCACAAACACCTAAACGAAGCAACACAGGGATTCAAAGAGCAGGTATTTTGCAGAAATATTATATATACTTACAATCCTCTGCTGAATTATGCGATGAGTAATGCGGTAATCCGGCAGAACAATGGACTGATCAAAATTGATAAAGATGCAACAAAAAAGAGAATCGACCCAGTGGATGCAACACTATGTGCGTATAAGCTGGCAATGTTTCATACATTCGGAGACGATTACGGAGATTACATTAATAATTTTATTGAGGAGATATTGAAGGATTCTACAGAAAATTAAAGAAATGTGGAATTCCCTTGTTGGAGAGCCTGTATCAATAGATGATGAAAGGCTAATGGAGTGGCTTGGAATTGATCCAAAAACCCCACGAAATGCAATTGGAGAAGTAACGTATTTTACATGTTTAAAAATGCTTTCAGAAACAATGGGGAAAATGCCACTGAAATTTTATAAGCAGACCGATAAGGGGAAAATACGGGCAGATCCGACGAGAGCTTCATGGCTCCTTATGAATAGACCAAATCAGATCATGACTCCGGCGACGTTCTGGGGCACGATAGAATATAATTGTGAACATTATGGAAATGCGTATGTATGGATACAGACGAAATTCGAGAAAAAGGGAAGATATGGAGGAGAATACAACATTCTTTCATTCTGGCCTATGCAGAGCAATTATGTGGATGTGCTAATGGATGATGTGGGAGTGTTCGGAGACGCAGGAAGGCTGTATTATCGATACAGCGATCCTAAGACCGGAAAAACATACACTTTTTCACAGGATAATGTTATGCACTTTAAAACATGGTGCACACTTAATGGAATCATGGGAAAACCGGTAAGGCAGATCTTACAGGATTCAATTTCGGGCGCAGTGGAGTCACAGAAATACTTGAATCAGCTGTATGCTAGCGGATTAACCGCAAAGGCAGCGTTGCAGTATACAGGAGACCTTGATAAACCAAAGCGTATGGCCTTGCAAAAGGAATACAACGCATTACTTTCAGGCGCTAAAAACGCAGGTAAAGTGGTGGCGGTACCAGTTGGTATGACACTGCAGCCACTAAACGTAACTCTGGCAGATGCGCAGTATGCAGAGATAAAAAAATATACGGCATTGCAGATTGCAGCAGCATTCGGAATTAAACCAAATCAGCTAAACGATTATGATAAGTCAAGCTATTCAAATTCTGAAAGTCAGCAGTTGGCATTCCTGGTGGACACGATGAGCTATAGATTGTCACAGTACGAGCAGGAGATAAACTATAAATGTCTTTCTGATACTGAGAAAAAAGAAGGATATTACTTTAAATTCAACGAAAAAGCAATATTAAGAACAGATTCAAAGACACAGAAGGAAGTAATAACCGGATACGTGCAGAACGGAATCTATACAATCAATGAGGGGAGAGATCTCCTTGATCTTCCTTTCGTGGACGGAGGAGATGTCAACATGGTAAACGGAACGTATCAGCCGATAACACATATAGGCGCGGCTTACGGAATTAACACACAGGGAGGTGAAGGAGATGGAGATTGATGTAAGAGGGGACATCATCAGCAATGATGATAAATGGATTTACGACTGGCTGGACTGGGATTCCACGTGCCCGGATGATATCAGGAATGCAATTGCATCTCTTCAACCAGGAGAAACACTCACGGTAAACATAAACTCAGGTGGCGGCTCTGTGATGGCAGGACAGGAAATCTATTCTATTCTTGCCGGAAGAAGTGACGTGGAAATCAACATTCAATCGCTTGCTGGCAGTGCGGCCAGTGTGATTGCAATGGCAAACACATGCAAGATGAGTCCTGTTGCGACTATTATGATCCACAATGTCTCAATGTCAGGAGCTTCCGGAGATTATCATGACATGCAGAAGAATGCAGAGATCTTAAAAACAATGAACAGTGCACTTTCGGAAGCGTACACAAGAAAGACAGGAAGATCAAAAGATGAAATTCTGAAGATGATGGATAAGGAAACATGGATCACAGCAGAGAAGGCTCTTGAACTTGGATTTATTGATAAGATCGAGAATTCAGGGCAGCAGTTCTTTAATTGTGTGTGCGGAGTCAGACTGACGGATGAAATACGCAATAAAGTAAAGCAGGAAAAAGAAGCCCAGGAAGCAGAAAAACAGCAGAAAAAAGAAATATTAGGAGACTTAGACCAGTATGGCGTCTGAGCGGAACGGAGGATATAAGGAATAAAAAATTATTAGAACTTTTAAACTCTATTAATGAGAAAAAAACAATGGTACAGTCCCTGGTAGAACAGGGAAAGCTGGAAGAAGCAAGAACAGCCAAGGAAGAACTTAAAAATATGCAGGAACAGTTTGACCTTCTGAAAGATATCATGGATCCGGACGGAAATGGAACAATTAAACCGCAACAGGATCCGAAACCGTTAGAAAATAACTCTATCAAAGAATTTGCTAATGCTGCAAGAAGAGGATTCCGAAATGCAACCATGGTAGAAGGCACACCTGCAGATGGAGGATATACAGTCCCGGAAGACATCCAGACACAGATTAATACCTACAGAGATGCAAAATTCTCTCTGATCAGCCTGGTTGATGTAGAAAATGTAACAACAAATAAAGGCCAGAGAACCTATAAGAAACGTGCGCAGCAGACTGGATTTGCGAAAGTGGGAGAAGGTGGAAAGATAACAGCTGGAACAACCCCGCAGTTCGAAAGAATCTCATACGAGATTGAGAAATATGCAGGATATTTCCCTTGCACAAATGAACTCCTTGCGGATACAGATGCAAATATCACAGGCGTTTTGACAACATGGATTGCGGATGAGTCAAGAGTCACAAGAAATAAAATGATTCTTGAGCAGATTGCGACAAAGGATGTAACAGCGATGAAAGATCTTGATGATATCAAGAAAGCATTGAATATCACGCTTGGACAGGCATTTAAACCTACTTCTGCAATTGTGACAAACGACGATGGGTTACAGTGGCTTGATACATTAAAGGATAACGAAGGAAGATATCTTCTCCAGCCGGATCCTGCAAATCCAATGCAGCTTAGACTTTGCGCTGGATCAACAATTGTTCCTGTCAAAGTTATTCCAAACTCCGATATGCCATCCGATACAAAGACAGCAGGAAGCAGAAAAATACCAGTTATTATTGGAGATTTGAAAGAGGGTATCAAATTCTGGGATAGAAATCAGATGACTCTTATGACATCTAACATCGCCCAGATCGGAGAGCTGAATGCATTTGAAGAAGATCTTACAATCTTCAGGGCAATTGAAAGGGAAGACTGCACGGTGAAAGACAAAGAAGCGTTCGTGAACGGACAGCTGACAATTAAAGATGCAACTGTTACAGGAGTATGAGATAAGGCGGTGAACTGTGGATATTGATGCAGTAAAAGAGTATCTACGAATCGACGATGATGCAGACGACATGACCATAGAACTGATGATGAACGCTGCAAAAGAATACATAAAAGATGCTGTCGGGAAATGTGATGAGAAGAATCCAAAAACGCAGATGTTATTCATGCTTATCATACAGGATCTCTACGAAAATCGTGTGCTGACAGTAAAGGAAGCAGACAAACAACGACTGACACATGTGGTCGGATCAATGGTTCTTCAGCTACAGGCGTCACAACTGGAGGAAGAAAATGGTTGATATCGGAAAACTAAACAGGCGGATCACATTTCTCCGCCTGAACACTTCAGAAGATGAAATGGGTCAGGACAAATCCGAGTGGAAAAAATATCGGACAGTATGGGCAACTGTAAAACCATACAAAGCATCAGAATACAATTTCATGAGCAAATTAAAGCCGGAGGTTACACACAGAATGTACATCCGCTTCCGAAAAGATATTACTGCAGATATGAGGATTTTGTATCAGGGACACATGTTTTCCATTGCAGGTCCGCCGCTTGATATGGACAATACGCACAGAATGTTGGAAATCCAATGTGAGGAGGTGTTCGAAAGTGCCAAGTATCAACTTTGATTTTGACGCTTCGGAACTGATCCAGGCAATGGAGAAGACGACAAAACAATATCCTGCATCTGCAGAAAAAGTTTTAAAGAAAGAAGCGAAAAATATTGCTAAGGATTTACAAGGACGAGTAAATTCCGAAGCAAAAGGGCACCATTATGCAGGACAGGGAGCAACACCTAAACCTCTGGCAAAAAGCTTCCGACAGGGGAAAGTAATACGATCAGGAAGTAAGGTTACGGTTGCAGTTACAACGACAGCACCACATTATCACCTTTACGAAGAAGGACATGCGATGATAACACATAAAAGTAAAGACGGAACACATGGACTAAGACAGGTCGGAGAAGTTAAAGGCAAGAAAACTGTAGCTAAATATATGTCGCAGCGAGCGGATCATGCGGAGCTGATTGGACAAGAGCTCCTGCAGGAAATATTAAAGGAGGCAGGATTTGACTCTTAAAGAAATAAAAAAAGCGGTCAATTCCGCTCTGAAGGAGAAATATCCGGACGTAAAAATATACGGAGCAGATACAATAGAGGGGTATATGCGCCCTTCATTTTTTGTATATATAACACAGACTTTTTCGGAATCGACTAAAGATGCAGCTCACAAAAATGTGGAAATAGAGATTGATTTTATACAAAGAGCAGCGAATGAAGAGGAAGCAATGAAATTTTTCGCTAGGATGGAAGAATTATTTGGACAAAAAGTGACAGCAGGGAACAGAAACCTGAACACAAATAACATGGAACTGGATTTCCAGGGAGAAAATTTGAATATTCCTGTATGCCGGTTCGATGTAGAATTCTGGGATCAGATTCCGAGAAAAGAAAACTATGACATAATGAAAGAATTAATATTTGCACAGGAGGTAAGGAATTAGGGGTTTACCGGTGATGAATGTCGTATTTGTGGCGGCGGCGAGAAAATCAATTAGGCGATCTGAACGCGGAATAGTGGGAATGATCATAAAGGACGCGGTTGTCCCGGATGGAAATCCGATTACAATCTACAAAGAAAAAGACATACCCGAAACGTTGAGCGCAGAGAATAAAGAACAAATTAAACTGGCAATGAAAGGAAATGATACAACTCCGCGAAAGATAGTTGTATATGTTCTTGCGAAAACAGAAGAAGATTACAGAAAGGCTCTTGAATACTTTGAAATAAAAAAAGTAACATGGCTTTGTTGCCCAACAGTAAAAACAGATGGCCAGGAAGAAGAAATTGTAACATGGGTGAGAGATCAGCGAGAAGGAAATAGAAATAAAATAAAAGCGGTTCTTCCGGACAATACTGCGGACAGTGAAGGAATCGTGAATTATGCTACAAGCGAAGTAACAGTAAAAGGGAAGAAGTACGGCCCAGAAGAGTTTTGTTCCCGGATTGCAGGTCTGCTTGCAGGAACATCGCATAAAATATCATCGACCTACGCAGTTGTCGAAGAGGCGAGTGAGTGTGAAAAGCTGGACAGAGATGCCTTAGATGCTGCGGTAGATGCAGGGAAGCTTGTGCTTTTCTATGATGGGGAAAAAGTGAAAGTAGCCAGGGGAGTTAATTCTCTGACAACGGTTTCAAAAGGAAAAGCAGATCCATGGAAAAAAATACGTGTTGTAGAAACTATGGATATGATGCATGACGACCTGGTCCTGCTTGCAGAAGACAACTATGTTGGAAAATACCCAAATACATATAGCAATAAATGCTTGTTGATTTCTGCAATTGATTCATACATGAAAGAATTAGAAAGAAACGGTCTTATACAGGACTATGCAGTCGAACTTGATGTAGAGAAAATCAAAGAGTACATCATTGAAAACAAAGGCGTAACCAGAGACGAAGCGGAAGCAATGTCAGATGAAGAAATAAAAAAACAGTACACCGATGAAAAAGTGTTCATGAAGGCATCCGTAACTATCGTTGATGTCATGGAAGATATTAATCTGGAAATTGCTGTTTAAGGAGGAACCACAAGGAATAATTACACACCAGATCGTGTTATTAATGGAACGTTTGGAGAGTGCTGGATTGATAATGATTATATGGCGGAAGCAACGGCGCTCCAGGCAAAGATGAAACTTGATACAAGCGAAGTAAAAAGAACAGGGACATTGGAGAAAGGATACAAAATAACTGGAATCAGTGGATCTGGTACACTGAAATTAAATAAGGTTACATCCTATTTCTTGAAAAAAGTGTCTGAAAACCTGAAAAAAGGTAAAGCCACGAGGATGACAATTATCACGAATTTAGAGGATCCGGAAGCGTTTGGGGCAGAAAGGATTCGACTGGATGACTGCGTGATCACGGAATTGACAATTGCAGACTGGGAAGCCGGAAAACTGCTGGAGGAATCAATCCCATTTAATTTCAGTGGTTTTGAAGTCCTTGATACAATTGATGCATAAAGGAGAAAAAACATGAACTTAATTGACAAACTGCTTTGCGTAGACAAGGCGAAAGCGGAAGAAAAAGAAACAAAACAAATTAAATCAAAGAAGCTGGAAAGGTTAGTGGGAGAGGACGCAGAAATAACAATTAGAGAACTGTCCGGAAAACGTTATAACAGTCTGCAGGCAATGCTGTATGACAAGAATGGAAACAGGGATATGGCAGCTGTTTATGATTTTAATCTGATGTGCTGCGTGTATGGAATTGTAGAACCAGACCTGAAAAATGAGAAACTCATGGAACACTTTGGCGCTTCGACACCGAAGGATTTGGCAGCGGCTTTATTTGGAGTAGAATCGGGGTCTATTGCAAGCGAAATTGTTAAACTTTCCGGACTTGGAGAAGATGCTGAGGAAGAAGTAAAAAACTCATAAAGGTGGACGGCGAAGCAAGCGTGGCTTATGCACTGTTCCGCCTAAAGAAATGGAAACCATCGGAATATTACGATATGGGCGCAGGTGAACGTTTGATCACTCGCGCCTTTTTAAAACAAGAATTGCAGGACATAAAAGAGGAGATGAGAGACAAGGGCAGGTAAGACAGTTGCAGCAGTTGTAAAGCTGATTGACGATTTCAGCAATCCGTCGAGAGAAGTAGCGGCACAGGCGCGCGACCTAGAAAAACGATTTAATAGTGTTGCGGGCGTATTTTCTCACGCAGGAGAAGCATTTACTGCTGCAGGAGAAACATTGACCAAGTCGGTCACTGCACCATTGGTAGCGGTTGGAACTGCGGCAATTAAATTTTCCTCTGATTCACAGGATGCTTTCCAACAGTTCGCGGCGGCAACAGGAACCGCATCGAATGAAATGGGAAAATATAAAGATATGATCAATGATGTTTACAAGGACAATTTCGGAGAATCTATCAATGATGTGGCAGAAGCCATGGCGACTGTTAATCAGAACATGTCTTACTTGGACGACTCAGCTCTTCAGAGATGTACGGAGTATGCTTACACTCTATCGGATACATTTGGAGTAGACGTGGCAGAAAGTACAAGGGCGGCTGATTCACTCATAAAGAACTACGGTGTATCGGCAAGAGAGGCATTTAACCTTATGACACAGGGAATGCAGTCGGGTCTTAATTTTTCGGATGAACTTTTTGATAATATTGACGAATACTCCGTACAGTTCAAGAAGCTGGGACTGGACGCAGAGGATATGTTTTCTGTATTTGCAAACGGTGCACAGAATGGAGCTTTCAATTTGGACAAGATTGGAGATGCCGTAAAAGAATTCTCGATCAGGGCGATAGATGGATCAGACACAACGAAACAGGGATTCGAGGCCCTTGGAATGAATGCAGATGAAATGGCACAGAAGTTTGGGGCCGGAGGGAAAACTGCAAAAGAAGCATTCAATGAAGTAATAGAAGGACTTGCTTCTATGGACGATCCGGTAGCACAGAGTGCAGCCGGAGTAAACCTATTCGGAACCATGTGGGAAGATTTGGGACCTCAGGTTATAACATCTATGTCAACGGCGAGTGATGCTATAGATAAAAGTAGAGAATCTGTCGAAGGACTGGTAAATGTAAAATACGACACTTTATCAGGAGCTTTAGGAGGACTCTGGAGAACCATACAGGTGGATGTACTGCAACCAATTGGAAATCAATTAATTCCGTATGTTACGAAAGGAATCAGTGTTATACAGAAATTTACGGACAAATGGAATAAACTGGGACCGGCCACTCAGAAAACAGTCGTGAAATTCGCGGCAGTGGCAGCGTCAGTAGGGCCTGTTTTAATGGGGTTTGGAAAAATTTCTACCGGAATAAGCACGGTGATCTCGAATTTTGGAAAAGTAGGCGGTACAATCACGAGACTGACAGGTGCTTCGGGATTCTCGGGAATTGCAAAGATTATGACCGGTCCATTTGGAATTGCGGCAGCGGCAGTAGCAGCAGCAGCAATTCTGATTTATAAAAACTGGGACAGAATTGCGCCGATTCTGCAGAAGATTGGACAAAGATTTGCGGATTTTTGGAAAACGGTACAGCCACAGTTGGAACCGTTTATTAATCTTGTAAAAGAAGTAGCGTCTTACCTGAAAGAGACATTGGAACCTGCTTTCAAAATAGTGTGGAAAGCAGCAGGAGATTATGTTGTTAAATTCTTTGATGATGTAAGCGTCATAATCGATGGAGTGCTTGGAGTGTTCGAAGGAGTTATCACATTCCTGACAGGCGTGTTCCAGGGAAACTGGGAAAAGGCATGGAATGGAATTGTTCAGGCGGTAGGCAGCATTTTCGGAACCTTGGAATCGCTTGTAAAGACACCACTTAATGCGGTAATCAACCTTGTAAATAAAGCAATTGGAGCGATTAATAAAATAAGTGTTGACCTCCCCAGTGCTGTTGGCGGAGGGCATATCGGATTCAATATCCCAACGATTCCAACTTTGGCGAAAGGCACTGATTACTGGCAGGGCGGAATCGTGCAGATAAGCGAAAAGGGTGGAGAAATTGTTGATCTTCCATCCGGAAGTAGAGTATATCCGCACGATGAATCTGTGCGGATGGCACGCCAGGATGGAAGGAAGAATTATTCTATTGCAATTGCAAAACTGGCAGATAGCATCGTGGTGAGAGAAGAGACGGATATCGACAAGATCGCCGAGGTGATTGTAAAGAGGATTGAACAGGCAATTGATAATATGCCGCAGACAGCATAGGAGGAGATATGGAATACTGGTTAAAGAATAAAGACAAATCAATACAACTTCCTATAAGACCGGCATCATTCAACGTGACCTTTGAAAATACACATCAGACTGTTAATGTGCAAACAAGAGGGGATGTAACAATACTTGGGAAAAAAGGACTTAAAGCGTATACGATTGAATCTTTTTTTCCGGCACAGGACTACCCTTTTGCAGACTATGCAAAAGACAGAAATCCTTGGGAGTATGTAAAAGAAATCCTCGGATGGCAGGAAACCCCTATTCAATTCATTATTACAAAAACAAAGATTAATAAAAATGTAATAATAACATCTTTTCAGTTCGGGGAAGACGACGGAACGGGCGATATAACATATTCAATCACTATGAAAGATTATCGTCCGCCAAAATATACGAAACCGTTGAAGGCGGTCCTGGAACCTGTAAAAACGGAGAAAAAGAAGCCGGAAAAGGAGAACAGCCGCTCAGACAACAAACCAAAGAAAAAAATTCATACAGTAAAAGGAAATGACACCCTCAGGAGTATCGCAAAAAAATATTACGGTTCAGGATCCTATGCGAACAAAATCTACAATGCAAACAAGACTGTCATAGAAAAAGCCGCAAAAAAGCATGGACGTGTAAGCAGCGCACATAATGGTGTAAATGGCTGGTATATATATGACGGGACAAAGCTGGTGATACCATGAAAATAATGTGGAATGATGCGAAAATAACCGGTTATGTAACGAGCGTGACTTGGGCTGGGAGTGCTAAACAGGCAGCCAGAACAGTCGTGTTTAGTGTTGCATACAGCCCGAATGATAAGAATGTCAAGACTCTTGGCATAAAATTAGGAGACAAAATTGTATTCTACCCAGGATATCCGGATGATAAAAAAACGAAATTTGTCGGAATTATTACCCAAAGAGAAAGAAAATCTGAAATGGGCGAGCTACAGTATACAGCAACTGACGGCATGATGCATCTCTTACGATCTAGCGGTACATACCGTTTTGCAAACAAAACCCCTGAAAAAATCGCACAGATGGTCTGCAGAGACGTAAAAGTAAAGACCGGATCAATTGCAAAAACTAAGATGCCTATTGCGAAAATATTCTTTCAGGAACGCCCGTATTATGAAATTATCATGGCTGCATACACAAAAGCATACCGAAAAAACAAGAAAAAATACATCGCACAAATGAACGGAGATAAGCTAGAGGTCATACAGAAAGGGAAAGTTATCCCCAATTTCCACATACGGCAGGGGGAAAGAATTACAGAGTCCTCATATACAGAAGATTTAGACAGCATGGTAAATCGTGTATATATCTATGACTCAAACAATAATAAAATTGGAAGTGTGAGTAACTCAAACTGGATAAAGAAATACGGCATATTTCAAAACGCGATATCCGTAGATAGTGGAAACGGGAAAACGGAAGCTAAGGCAGAACTGCAAGGCATAAATAAAACCGCAAATTTGACTATGATTGGGGACTACAGATGCATTTCTGGATTAGGTGTGATTATAGAGGACTCCAGGACCGGACTGAAGGGAAAATTTTGGATAGAAAATGACAGCCATGAATGGAACGGTGGAGTTTATACGACAACTTTGGAACTTGCGTTCAAAAACGTGATGGATATTCAGGAGGAAGACGAGGAACAGATTGCGAATTCTGCAGGCGGCAGCAGTACAACGACCAGCAATGCACTGGATGATGTACTGAATCAGGCACGAGCATGGATCGGAATATCAGGAAGCACGAATGAAGCCACACAATACTACGGGTACAATGGAGTTGCATGGTGCTGCATCTTTCAATGGTCAATCTTCAATAAATCTGGACATGGAGACCTGTTTATGGGTGGAGGAAAGACTGCAAGCTGTTCTGAGGTGACACAATGGTACCAGGCAAGGGGAAAATTTGGAACAACGCCAAAAACTGGCGCACTGGTAGTGTACGGACCGGGTGGAGGAAGCCATATAGGCTTGGTGGAAAGTGTTTCCGGATCGGGAATCAACGATTATGTGTCTATTGAGGGAAATACGAGCGGTGCAACAGGCGGACTTGCAGCACGAAAGCAGTATGGAAACCGAAGAAGTGACGTATACGGATTTTGCTACATTGACTATCCTGTTACAACAATATCAGTTGGAAGCGGTGCGACTATATCTGGTACGTCCAAACCGGTACCAACGGGACTGCAACAATCCGGCATATGTCCATGGGATTATACGATTTATCCATATTGGTATAGCCGATGGAATGGCGATTCTATGCAAAGAAGGGTTGCAGATATATGGAATGCGAAGGGACGAGCAAGCGATCATGGCATAGCGACTATAGATGGTTATTATCTTGTTGCTGTGGGATCATACTTTGGCTCTTGTGGCGACCTTATAAGTTTTACACTGGAAGGTGGGATAAAACTGAATTGCCTTGTTGCGGATGAAAAGAATGCAGGAGACAGCAGCGGCAGTGTTTATGGACATTGGCAGGACTACCCTGCTTCTGGATGGTCAATCATAGAATGGGAGAGCATGGGCGGAAGCGATTACTCAAACTCGGGAGCACTATTAAATGTAAGTCAGTGGCAGGGAAAGAAAGTAACCGCAGCTATTAATGGAGGAAGATATCAAGGTCTATAAATACGTACGAACGGTTCGTAGAGCAAATGAGAAAAGCTGGAAAATTCCATAACGCTCCGGCACCTCAACTTGGAGTCATGATGGAGTCGGGAAAGGTAAGAATAGACACAATGACATTGAAAAAAGAAGATTATCTAATAGATTGCAATTTGCGCTTGGACCCGAACAAAAAAATATTCCTGCATGCTTCAAAAACTGAATCGGCAGAATATATGACAGACTCCGACCATAATGTCACTATGGAAGAATATAGAAAAAACATCTTAAAAGAAGGAGATATCGTTCTTCTCTTGAAACTGCATAAACATGAGAAATACATTTTGATTGCAAAGGTGGTGGAAGCAGAATGATGTTTCCGTTTGAAGAAACTGAAGAAGAAACTCAGGAAGAAAATTTATATATTCCCCGGGAATATGGAATTGATTTTGAGACAGGGCAACTTTCCGGAAAGATGGTCGAAGGATACGATGCGCTTCTTGTGTGGGCGTGGTTGGCGTTAAGAACACCACGCTATCGGTATTATATCTATTCAGAAGATTATGGACAGGAATATGAGAATCTTGTAGGAAAGAGTTATTCTGAAGAACTGACAGATTCTGAACTGGAGAGGATGACGGAAGAATGTCTGACAGAAAATCCGTATATAACCGGAATTGAGAATTTTTCATGCGTAAAACAGGAAGAAAAGATTACACTGACGTTCAGGCTTATAACAGAACTTGGCGACGGGGAGGTGAGTACAGATGTTTGAAGAAATGACTTATGAAACAATAATGCGCTCAATGATGGAAGATATGCCGGATGATATCGACACATCGGAAGACAGTCTGATATTTAATGCATGTGCAAAACAGGCAGTAAGACTTGAGGAAGCTTATTTGATACTTTCAGGAATTGAGAAAAATATGTATGCGGACACTGCGGATCTGGAACACCTTATCAGGAATGGAAATGACAGGGGATGCTACATCAATCAGGCGACATATTCAGAAATTACCGCTCAATTTAACTGTGAAGTGCCGCTGGGGTCGAGGTGGAACCTTGATGAATATAACTACACTGTTTTTAACGTAATAAATGATGCGGAACATATATACAGACTTGGATGCGACGAACCAGGAGCAGAACCAAACCATATTACAGGAGAACTTGACCCTATTGAATACGTAGAAAATTTTGAGTGGGGTAGAAGTATCAAGTGCATTCTGGAAGGCACTGATCAAGAAGAGACAGAAAGCTATCGCGCAAGACTGTTGGCAACTTATAATTACCGAGGGTTCGCCGGAAACCGAGAATATTATAAAAGCCGTGTTAAAGAGCTGAGAGGTGTCTATGGATGCAAGCTAGAACGGGTTAAAACGCCATCTGATAGAATTGCGATAACCATCATTGGACAAGATTATAGAACACCACCACAAGATGTTATTACTGCAACACAGACGGCAGTGGACCCGGTTGTAAACAGTGGAGAAGGAGAAGGGTTTGCACCCATCGGACACAGGGTGTCAATTACTGGAGTAAAAGAAACAACCGTAAATATCACAACGACTATAACATGCGAATCCGGATACACTACAGAAGCTTTAACGAGCTATATTAATCAGGCTGTTGATGAATATCTGCTTAGTCTTCGAAAAGAATGGGAAGAAAACGACACGATTATTGTACGTATTTTGCAGATAGAAGCTGCGATTGTAAAAATTAAAGGAATAATAGATGTCACAGGAACACTGATTAATGGGACAGATGACAATCTGCAGATAACAGATAAATCAGTCCCGGTAAAAGGGGAGATTACATGCACATAAAAGTGGAATATCCGGAAGCTGTAATAAATATCCGGGAAATAAAAGCGTGCATCGACGCAGGAGACACTATTGGTGAAATTCTTGAAAGACATTTGGAAGAAATAGATCAGGATATCGCGATTAAGACATCTGCAGAGTCAGGCATACAGCACAGAGAAAAGATTCTTGGAATCCAGCCTCTTGATACGGCGAGTCTGGAAGACCGGAGACTGGAAGTCCTTTTGAGGTGGTGGTCCAGCCCTGTATACACAGAAACAACGCTGCGCCAGAAACTGGACGCAGTACTCGGAAGAGAAAACTATATACTGGACATTGAACTGGATAAAAAACAGGTATCATGCCAGGTTGAGGTGACGAGAAAGTATATGATTAAGGGAGTAGAAGATCTGTTTGAACAGATGGTTCCGCTCGATTATTTACTAGAAATAATTCTTAGATACAATCAATACAAAAAATATAAACCTTATACATATAAGCAACTAAAAGATAAGACATATTACCAGCTGCGGAACGAGGAGGTAACATTTGCAGAAAACAACTAATTATGGATTCCCAAAACCAGAGGATGATGATTTCTTCAACGTGAAAGATTTCGCAGACATGATGGACAAGGTCGATGAAACTCTTGCAAAAGTAGAAAATGCTGGAGGAATTTATGTCGGAGGGACAAATCTTTCGACGGAAGCTACGATTAACGATGAAGAAGCAGAATACCCTGTTCTGAGCAAAAATGCAAACTCTATATCAGAAATAACGTTGTTCTCAAAAAGTCTTGCACTGAAAATAGGAACATATTCAGTTATGATTCGTATGAAGGTTTCGGATATATCGAAAACGGATTCTGTTATATCTGTAAAAATCAGAAAAGGATCATCTGTCGGAGAGATCATTAAAGAAATCCGCATTTCACCAAACATGTTTGATGCAAACAATAAATATAAGATTTTGGGAACTGTCGTAGACTTTGGGGAAGTAAAAAAAGGTACGAAAATGTACATCGAAGCGTCGATCTTAAAAACAACAATAATGGAAACAGTAACAATTGACTATATGCTCGTGAACCCGGCTTACACGTCAGTGTCAGCAGTATAGGAGAAGAATAAGGATCATAACAGCTGAATCTTTGAAACGGATCAAAGAAAAAGTAAAAAAAGTAATGATGAGCAGAACAGCAGAACAAATGGGAGGATCACTGAAGAAATATGCAGCACAGGAGTATGATTTTGATTTCATGCCGCAGAATGGAAAACAGGTTTCAGATGAGCACATTCAAAAGATTATTGATCCGCTTTTAGAAATCAACGATTTCCTGCAAGATAACAGCTTGAAAAAAGAAAGAACTGCACTTGAAATGACATTGGAAAAAGCAGAAAATTTCGCAGACAAAATGCTGAACATACAGAAAGATGCAAAGGTATCGGGGTGCAGGGGAAATTGCACAGGTCTATGCGAACTGGCCTGTGCATCTACCTGCATGGGGTGCACTTCGTGCTCTGGAAACTGCAGCACCACATGCGGAAAGCAGTGCTCAGATGGCTGTTCGGGTGGCTGCGGCGGCTGCACAGACGGCTGTTCGAGCGGCTGCACACATACATGCGGTGCAGGATGCACTACATCAATAAAAGCTTAAAAGGAGGAAAACGAAAGGGCTTGTACATCTAGTTGCGGAACTCAGTGCGCGACAAGTTGCCAGAACACAACGAAAGGAAATTGCGGAAGCTCATGCGGAACCGCATGCTCGACTAGTTGCAAAACTGGATGCAGTGGAAATTGCGACAGGCAATGCAATAGAGCATGCGAGGATGAATGTACGGGTTGCCAGGCGACATGCGCAGATGATTGCGAAGCTGGCTGCAAAACGGATTGTTTCCAGACCTGCACGACAAATTGCGCACAGACTTGCGCGGACTGCACAAACGGATGCGGAGGCAACTGTTCTGCGACGTGCGCAGATGACTGTTCGGGCGGATGCAAAAATGGATGTACTGGATGCGGGTACAGTTGTTCATACGATTGCTCTGGATGCTCTGGGACATGTTCAGGATACTGTACTGGATGCGACAATAGATGCACAGCATCGTGTTCGACATCATGCACTGGCTGTTCTGGATGCAGTTCATGCGGAAGTTCATGCGGATCCGAATGTACATCTTCATGCATGGGAGGATGCGCGGAATCGTGTTCAAATAGCTGTTCTACGATTTGCGGAGGATGCAGTACTTCATGCTCATCGAATTGTTCTACTAATTGCGGAAATACATGCAAAGATACATGCTATGGGCAAGTTTCATCTACAGTAAAATGACCGACTTGGTCATTTTTGAAAAACAGGAGGAAGAAAAATGAAGTTAGTTTTAAAAAATAAACAGGAAATAGAAATAGCAGGAATGAACAATTCATTCTCGTTTGAAAAATTTAAGGATGGAAAAGGAAATGAATTAAGTTACAACAGCCTTATCACCATGTATGTGGGAGAAAATGAAACTTTTGAATCAGTCAAGAAAAAATTATCAGACGGAAACGACTCGGAATTCACATTAAGCGTTGGGAAAACAAAAAGGGACTTCCCAGGATGGAAAGTGGACGTGATTACAGAGGATCTGTCAGACAGAGGAAGTGTGATCACAATAAAACTTGGAGCAATCTAAAGAAGGGAGAAACTATGAGAAAGATAATTGTAGAAATCGAAAGAGAAAAAGCAGAATACATTGAAAGATTAAACTTTGAACTGGGATTTGCAAAAGATGTTATCCAGAGAATTATTGAATCACATCCGAACGATCCGGATATTATTAATTCTGATGCATTCAAAGCATATCAAAAAAAAGGAGCAGAACTGGAAGCGGAGTACAAACTGGCAGTTCAGGAAATCGAAAAGTTGTATATACCAGAAACAATAAAGAAGCATAAATATAATTGGATGCTTCCGAACAATTCGACAAAACTTGAAATTAGCATAATGTGCAATTGCGAAATCGAAGGTGTTGAAAATGAAAAGAACTGAGCAGTACACGGAACAATTAAGTAGATTATATCCGGAACTTCATCAGGCGAATGAAAAAGAAAAAATCTTAACGCAAACAGTCACATTTCAGGTGACTGATAACTGCAATCTGGCGTGCACATACTGCTATCAGATTAAAAAAGGAAAACGCAAAATGAGCCTTGAAACGGCTGAGAAAATGATAGATCTGTTGCTAACCGGAGAAAAAGGGATGAAAGAATATATCAATCCTCGCAAATCCCCAGGATTGATTATTGACTTCATTGGCGGTGAACCATTGCTAGAAGCAAAATTAATAGATCAGATATGCTCATATGCAATTGACAGAATGATAGAACTTAATCACCCGTGGCTTGATAAAACGATGTTCTCTATATGCTCAAACGGAACGCTATATCATGATCCGGAAGTCGGAAGAGTGCTAAACAAATGGAAAAACAGATTGTCTTTCTCAGTTACAGTTGATGGAAACAAAGAATTACACGATTCTTGCCGCATATTCCCGGATGGAAGTCCATCATATAACCTTGCAGTATCTGCTGCAAAAGATTGGATGAATAAAGGAAATTACATGGGTTCAAAGATCACTATCGCGCCGGCCAATGTCATGCATATATACGATGCGATTGTCCATATGTTTGAACTGGGATATTGCGAAATAAATGCGAACTGCGTATACGAGGATGGATGGAAACCAATTCACGCCACTGTACTATATAACGAAATGAAGCGTCTCGCGGATTACATTCTGGAAAATAATATGGATTTCGAAAATGATTATTATTGTTCACTGTTTGAAGAGGAGTTCTTCCATCCGAAGCTCTCATCGGATCTGGAGAACTGGTGCGGCGGAAACGGAGTGATGCTGGCCGTGGATCCGGAGGGTATTATATATCCATGTTTGCGCTACATGGAAAGCTCTTTAGGAAATCAACAGGAACCTTATTCAATCGGAGACGTAGATTCCGGAATCTGCCAGTGCGAATGCCACAAATGCCGCGTAGAGCGTTTGAAAAAAATTGACAGGAGAACGCAGAGTACAGACGAGTGCTTTAACTGCCCTATCGCAGAGGGCTGCAGCTGGTGCACTGCATACAATTACCAGATTTTCGGCACACCGGACGCCAGGGCGACATATATTTGCATTATGCACAAAGCAAGAGCACTGGCGAATGCCTATTTCTGGAACAGATATTACAGAAAAAATAAAATCAATAAAAGAAATGAAACTATACATCCCGAAAGAATGGGCATTGGATATTATCACGGAAGAAGAATGGAATTTGCTAAAGAAGGAGGCAGAAGAGGAATAATAAATCACTGCTGTTTTTCAGAAGCAACGTTTTTGTTTAATTGCGCCAGCGCAAAAAAAAGAAGGTGATATAAAATCATGGATAACATCATAACAGCAACATTTAACGATTACACATATGCAAGAACAACATCCCTCTGGCAGTATGACTATGGTCAGATATTGCAGATGGAAGGTCTTTCCCTTCCAACAACATTCGAAGTCCACTTCTCAGATCAGGACCAGGAAGGAGAAGCCCTGATTCAGATTGGAAACGTAAAAGACAAAACCGCACAGGTACAGATCCCTGACAGCTTCCTCCGGAAGGCAACAGGAGGCAATTACAGCATCTATGCATTCATCTATCTTACAGATACTGAATCTGGAGAAACAAAATACAAGATCACAATCCCGGTCCGGGCAAGACCAAAGCCGAACACAGATCTTGTAGATACACTGGAGGAAAAGAAATTCTTCCGGGAGGCGATAGAAGAAGTAAACAATGCTGCTGATCGGGCAGAGAAAGCCAGCCAGGAAGCAAAAGATTCTGTAGAAGAGGTTTCCGAGAAAAGCGAACAGGCAAAGAAAGAGATAGACGATTATGTGAAAGAAAAACATGAAAGTTTGAAAGGTGATACAGGAAATGTTTTCTTTGCAGCTTTTAAAGTTGTCAAGGGCCGTTTAAAAATGTATTCAGACCCAACTATTGACAAAGTAAATTTTAAACGAATCGGATCACGTTTGAAATACCGGCTGAAAGTTTAAGGAGGTACCGGATGTCAAATACCGTAAATAATTATACAGAAACAGATTTAGGAAACATTTCCTTAAACCCACGAGGAGAATATGATAACTCAGCTACGTATGAATATCTTGACGCAGTTTCCTATCAGGGCGGCTCATACTTCTGCCTGGCAGAACTGGAGACAACGATCACCGGAATTGCTCCTGATGCGGGACGCAATTCGGAACATTGGCAGATGATAGCTGCACCCGGAGATATGACACCGGAATACACTGCTGCATATAACGATGTGATCAATAAAGCCGTACAGGTAGAAACATCCAGAGCAGCAGTAGAGCTGGCCCAGCAAGAGATAGAAACATCTCAGGCAGATGTGCAGGAGTTACATTCCGATACAGTTCAGGCGGCACAGGAAGCGGAAAATAGCAAAAATAGAGCTGCGAATTCTGCTCAGAGTGCAGAACAGTCCAGAAAGACAGTATCTGAATCTGAGCAGAATATCAATGGACAGATTGCCGGTTTTGACAGTAGAGTGTCCGAAGCGGTTGAACAGTCGAAAGAAGAGATTAATACTACAAAACAACAGGCAATAAATACAATCACCAATCAGCAAACTACATCGGTCAATACCGTAAAGACTGAGGGAGAAAAGATCATAACCAGAGTGGGGAATGATGCTAAAACCGTTGCGGATGATAGAGCGACTGTAGAAGAAGCCACCCAAACTGTTTTGAATAATGCTCAGGAAGTAGCACAAAACACTCAGACTGTTGCCAGTAATACGGAAAATGCTGCCGCATCAGCTGAAAGTGCAAAGACTTCTGCTGACAATGCGGCCCAATCTGCAAAAAGTGTAGAGGACGCATCAAAGCAGATCGAACAGAATAAAAAGGATGTTGCTTCACTGAAGGATGGTTTATCCAACAAAATTACAAAGTTCTATGCATCGAATCAGGGCGGAACTCATATTACTGATTCTGATAATGGAAAGATTCAAGATATGATGATATATGGAAAACTCTCACAGGATGGAACACCCTCACCCGAAAATCCAGTTGAGATTAAGAGCGTGGTGAATCCGACTGTTAAAGTAATAAATGAAGATGGATTAAAGGTTCAATCTGTTACGCTTAACAATATTACCCTCAACGCAATCCCTGTAAATTCAGGTGGCAACGTCACAATCGGTGAACAACAGTATGTTAGTGATTATGTGGATGTTGAGAAAGGAAAATTGTATCGAAAAGTAAAGCGATTAAACTTGAAAGATGTTAAAGATGTAAATGCATCACATGGTCTCCACTCAAACGGAAATGGTTATTTAGCATTCAGTGTTAATGATGCAAGTAAAGAGCATCGTCCTATATCGAACCGGTATAAAAGTTCGATGTGGACTGATAAAAGCGGATATGCGTACATTCCTAGCAATAACAGCATTATTTTTGTTGATGATAGATTTACGGATAGGCAAACAGCAATTAAATTAGTTCAAGATACATATGTAATTTATGTATTAACTTCACAAACTGAAGAAGAATTATCGCTTGAACAAATCAAATCTCTAAAATCACTATCCACATATTATCCGACTACAAACATCAGCGTCAATTCAGAACAGCTTGACGGATATACAGTATTTAACTATCCGATTAGCATGACTAATGGTTGGAACTATGTGAAGCAACAGTTAAACGACAACCGAGATTACATCTATGATATGGACTTACAATCAGCAGAAGCCTATGTAAACAGCGAATACGCAGTAGCACTTACAGAATTGGAGGTATGATTATGTTATATAGAACATTATTAAAACTTAAAGAAAGAAACGGACTTACAGATGATTTAAAGAATAAGATTGATGTGTTTTTTGCAGTTGGGAGAATCACAGAGGAACAGTATAATGAGTTGATGGATATTAATAAGGAAGAAGAACCGAAAGCGGAAACTAATTAACTAAAGCAGATTGGTACTGATGATAGCAATAGATACGAGAAAATTCCTGTAAA